AAGCCTTCTCAATGGCTTTAGCTGTCTCAATTTCGGCTATGACTTCCGGGCCTGTCTCAATCGTAATCCGCATATCCTGCACCAACAATTCCATTCACACCCCGTCGGCAAGTTCTGTTTCCGTGTAGTCGCTTGTTGCCTGCCCAAACTCAAGGAAAGCTGTGCAGATGCCATGCAATACCTTCAACGCTTGAGCTTCCTCTATTTTTGTGAACTGGCACATAGTTCCTCCGTCTGTTGTAACAACTGTTGCTCTGTCCCGTATCTTTGCTCGAAAGCCTTGCGCCAGGGGTGGCGGCTCACATATTCCGGCGTATTGCGACCACTTCTGTGATGGGTCGGACACAGGCATATCACAAACATTTCACCTTTACGCTTGCTGCCTGACAAAACGTGGTGAATATCCCCATCGGAACGTTCCCCGTGGAACAATCGGCAAACAATGCAGCCCAAATCCCTGACTTTGGCGTGCCATAAAGATTCTTTATTTGTCATGACAACTCGACTTGTCACGCAAATTGAGCGTTTTTATGAGCATATTTCCCTAAATCCTCAATGTTTTGTTCCCACTCGCCGGTTAGGTCGATGTTTGCGTGGTGGCTTGCCGCCATCAGCCAATCAAGCCATTCCGAGAACCTAGCCTTGTTGTATTTGCTTGTTCGCCTGCCTAGCATCACAACGCCTCCATTTAGCCCCATAGCGAGCCGTGGCGCAGTTTCCCCCTCGAAGGCTGCTGTCAGTACGTCCTTCCATTCCTCGGCGTTCATGCGCGTTTTTGCGCCGTTTACGATCCACATCTTTTGTTGAGACCACGCTTCTAAGATGGGCCATTGGGCTGCGTTTTGATCTAGGGTGCGGTTAGCCATTCTTTTCCCGCAGCTTGTTTGTTGGGCTTTAAGTAGTGCGTCCACTACTCTATTTCCTCATATATTTCACGAAGTTGTTTCCCTTCGGCAATCGTTCTTAGTTTGCGTAACGCCTTTGCTTCTATCTGCCGTATCCGTTCCGTAGATACATCAAACGAATCTGCAATTTGATTCAAAGTTAAATCGTGTTCAAACCGCAAACGAAGTATTTTTGCTGCTTTAGGTGGCAAGCTGTTCAATATGTCATTTATAACGCTGGAGGTTTCGGCTTTTATATGTTCGTCCTCCGGTGATGGAAGCGTCATCATCGTATTGTTCTGTTCCAACAGCCAAGGTATCGCATCTTCTGACACTACCTTTTCACCTCCATTTTTCTTTAGTCGTAGGGTCAACTGCTCTTGACTCCACAAATCAGTTGGGGCTGCGCCTAGTATCTCCATCAACTGCGTAGCAAGTTCGCAGAACTCACCATTTATATTAATTGGCGGCATTCGCATAGCAACCATAGCTGACACGTTGTTTTGACTCAAAGAATTGACGCGGCAGAATTGAGCAGAATTTTTGTAACCAGCGTTTTCAATAGCAGTCAACAGAAGGTTGTTTCGTACCGTAACCTTAATCCTGTATTCATCCACAGTTTTTCTCCTTCAGCTTAGCTTCAACATCTTCCATCAGTTGATGCGACTCAGGTTTCGCCAAGCACTCGCAAGGATCAGCACTCACCAAACAATCGTTCTTTTCCTCATCCGTCAGCCCTACCCATTCGCGTTTTGTTGGGGTGGTGTAGAGAGGAATTGTGTGTTCTTCAGTTTGCTCCCACACAATACAATCAGTGCAATCTTCATCCTCACGCATCCACGCCACCGGCTCTTGATCCGGCTGTGCCAAGGTTTCTTTGATGGCTTTCATCGCATTGCCAATTTTTTCAATTTCACGAACATGCAGCGGCGAACAAATACAGTCCAACGCCTCCAGCGCCAGCTTCAATGCTTCGCGCTTGTTCATTTCCGCACCCATACGCGACACATACGACCGCTCGCGCCTTTCTTTTGTCCTTCGGGGTAGGCAAGGTCTAACCGTTCCAGCTCGCTCATCCTGCGGGCTACGGCGTTGTGATCCAAGTCAGTACGCGCTGCAATGTCGTAGATTGTCCCAGGCTGATCAAGCGCCGCCAGGATGATGCCGTGGTGCTTGGTAGCTAGGTCTTTAGCCTGATCCGCTGCCATGTGGCTTGTAGCGGGATCGGTATTGCGTACACGCGGGAACAACAAGTTAGGAAAATACTTATCAAGCATCATTTTTTTGTCCATTCATAGTAAAGGTTGTTTTCATGTGCCCTCACTTCTACTACTTGAAACTCAGCCGCAAACGCCCTCACAATCTCGGCTGATTCGGGCATAGCTGCTGCCCGTTCTTCTCGCGTCATTCCTTGCACGCGTACTGCCGTTGCAACTCTTTCTTGCCACTTAATCACGTTTGTTTGTTTTTCATGCCATCGAGAATAGCTTTGATCTTTGCCTTGTTGCGGGAAATTTCCTCCGGCGTGATCTTGGCCTCCAACATTACCGGCGGTGTCCAATGCGACCGGCACAGCTCCACGAACTGAGGCAACGTCGGCGGTTCAAGTGGCAGACTATCCAAAGCCCGCTTTATCGTGTCCGGGCGCTGATTTGCCAGCTTCTCAGCCCATATCTGCAAAGCATTCACAATCCCAACATCCTCGCCGTCAACTACCTGGCCCGTCATCCACATCCGTAACCACTTTGAGCCGTAGTGGGCGTGCATTACTTGGAAGATTTTCTTGATCCACGCTTCCGGTAATTTCTCTTTCATGCCGTACACCTCCAAAAATTGATGATCCAGTAGTTGTCAACGATTCGTGATAGCTGCCTTTCTTTTGCAGCCACTCAGCCTTAAATCCCGTCCACCCTCTAGCACACATCTCTTGCAAAGCCGCCTGTAGGGTTAAGCCTGCTTTCTGTGCCTCACGCTCAATCCCTTGCAAAGCGGTTTTGGTTACCGCAGCACGCTTGGCTTTCCTGAGAGCCAAAAAATCCTGCCAAATTGCAAGTGATACGCCGTCAGGCGGTGTAGTAGTTACTTGGTTCTTGGTTAATGGTTCTTGGTTCTTGGTTCTTGGTTGGCATTGGGGGGTGTTTAGGGGGGGGATAGGGGGGCTATCGCTAGGCTTTGCCCACCTCATTGCTGCACCCTTTCTCCCGCCATCCTGCATCGCGTGATACTTGGCCAATTCCTCGTCGCAACGCTTGTTGTGCCACACGCCGTCGCGGTGCTCAAAAAACTCGGACAGGATTGGCGACACGATCTCTACCGTGGATCGGATTCGCCTGGCAACCCATGCAACATCGGTGAAAGGTTTCTCGGATTGATAGTAGAGATCAATCATTCGCCGATAGGCAATGTCCTCGGAATCAGACAGGTGCGCCGTTTGGCTCAGATAATCGCCAATGTGAAACGGGTAGAAATTCACATCAATCCTTTCGGACATAAAAAAACCTCTACGGCTGGGTTTCAGGTTGCGGTGGAAGGGAGCGGACACAAGACTCTCAACAACCGAAACCCATGCGTAGAGGTTCAGTTGTGTCCATTCGCGCTTCCAACGCGGCCCGATCTTTCTCTCGGACAGGGATAGAATGGCACGATTATTTGATCCTGTCAACTGCCTCAATTCGCTGCCCAATCCATCGCATCACAGGGACTGCCATAGAGTTGCCTAACGCCTTGTAGCGTGGGCCGTCAGGGGTAGGCTTACCTTTTAACTGAATGTCCGTGTAGCCATCAGGAAAGCCTTGAAGTCGCTCGCATTCGACCGGGGTAAGGCGGCGCACTTGCATGGCGGTCATACAAGCCATAGTCTGGTTTTTCACCAATGTGCCGCTCAGATCAACTGGGTTGCCAATTGGGTCTAAAGCTGACTGCCAAGGAAATGCTACTGCCAATTGATTGTCTTCAGCATTTGCCCTAAGTGTTGGGGTAAGACGGCGCACCTCCATTGATTGAGCCACCCCATGCACATCAACGGTGCTAAGAGTAAACGAAACTTCCTCGTTGATTCCCGATCCATTTCGCTTTTGCTTGTTTGCCCTGCGCCTTGCAAGGAATAGGTCGGCTGCACAATCATCTGCATCTTGCCTTTGTCAGGCATACGCTGATTGTTGGATGTGCAAGTCAGCGATGTTGCTACTGGCTCACCGTTCCAAAAAGTAATCATTGTTTCTGTGTTTGCGTCATTGCGCTGAATGCTTGTTGTAAGGCACTTGGCAAGGTCTTTCCCCGTTTTTCTGCTCGGCGCAGGATGCCCTTGCAGGCTGTGCTGCTCAAAAAGAACCGCTGCGGCACTTCTCCAGTCTCCAAGACATCCGACAACGAACACGCGTCTGCGGCGCTGTGGAACTCCGAAATACTGAGCGTCAAGAACTCGGTAGGCGAACCCATACCCGCATTCCCCCAACCCTCGAAGGAAAGCGGCAAAGTCGAGTCCTCCGTTACTGGATAGCACGCCGGGGACGTTCTCCCAAACCACCCACTTGGGCCGATACTTTGCAGCAATGGCAAGATACGTGAGCATGAGGTTGCCACGCGGGTCATCCAATCCTTTTCGCAGTCCTGCGACTGAGAAAGACTGGCAGGGTGTTCCTCCGACGAGAACATCGACATTTGCATCAGGCCACTCCTTAAACTTGGTCATATCGCCCCAGTTAGGGGTTTCGGGGTAGTGATGTGACAAAACTTGACTAGGGAACTTCTCAATCTCGGAAAAAGCGACAGCTTCCCAATCCCACGCGCAAGAAGCCGCCTCGATGCCGCTACAGACAGAGAGGAATTTCATTGCTGTGGGACAATTTCAGCCACCATCTGCTCTACGGGGATGTAGTCAGTAGGGTTGACCTTCAGAGCGCCGTTTGTGACCACTTGGAGCTTGTATGCCATGCCCTCGGGGATTTGCCCGCGCTTCGCCCATTGGCTTACTGCTTGGCTCGTAATGCCCAATGCCTCGGCTAGTTTGCGACGGTTGCCAAAGTGCTGCTCTGCTTCTGCGATTTTCATGTTGTTCCTCATAGGGTTAAAGATAACTTGCAAAGCATCCTAACCTGTGTCAATCTATCTTGTCAAGCGGGATTGATTTAGTTAAGAATACTTTACAATTTTCCTTTGCAACAATGCTTGACATTATGCCACTAGCTAAGTAAAGTCCGTTTTGCAGTAATTGACAACAACAGGAGACACAAATGAACCTCTGCAAAGACTGTGCATCATTTCAGATAAATGCCGACAACCCCGAAGCCTCGACTTGCCATCGCAAGGTTGTTATCTCAGCGGTAACTGGAAAATTCCTTGATATTTTTTGCAACACCGAGCGTGCAGATTGGGGCACTTGCAAGCCGGAAGGTATCCACTTTCGCGCTCGCGCTACACAGGAAGAACTCGACGCTGACCGCGAGATGAAGTCCCGCGAGTGGGAGCGGTGGGTAGGCCCTGGCGACCGCGACTATGAACGTTTCAACAGGAAGATCGGAATATGAACGGCGACCGCGCAGTGGCTATCGGCTTCACCATCATTTTTCTACTTATCGTTACGGGGGTGCTGTCGTGATGAATACCATCGAAAAAATCTTATTAACAACTGGTGTTGTATCAATGTCTTTGTATGTTTTTCTTGAAATTTTTTGTTTTGCGAAAGGTTGCTGAAATGAGCGTTTACACAAAATTGATGCAAGCAAGGCTGTTCCTGCAAGCTACAAAGTTGAACAAGTCGGGCGAGAACAAGTTTGCCGGGTACAAGTATTTTGAACTGGGCGACTTTTTGCCGACAGTAATGGAAATTTTCCACAATCTGCAATTGTGTGGCGTGGTTAGCTACACCGCCGACATTGCTCGCTTGACTATCATCGACACCGAGGACGGCTCGCAGATTGAGATCACCTCGCCGATGGGTAGCGCCGCCCTCAAGGGATGCCACGAAGTGCAAAATATCGGCGCTGTTGAGTCCTATCAACGTCGTTACCTGTGGGTTACAGCGATGGAGATCGTCGAGCATGATCTGCTAGATGCCACTACAGGCAAAGACGCCCCTCAGAAACAATTAGAAACTTTGCCACAGCTACTTGAAGCAATGAACTCAGCAACAACAGCCGAGGAGTTGAAACTGTTCTATACGCAGGCCTATGCCGCTGCCAAGAAGATTGCAGATGCCGATGCTATGCAAAAAATCGTTGCGGCCAAGAATGCCCGCAAGTCGGCAATGGGGGACGTATGAGAGTTTTGACAATGGAGCAAGGCAGTCCTGAATGGCTTGCAGCCCGCGCCGGTAAGGTCACGGCTAGTCGGATCAACGACGTGATGGCGGCTAAGACCACCGCAGCCTATCGAGACTACCGGGCGCAAATCGTGGCTGAGATTTTGACCGGAGTTCCGCAGGAGTCCGGCTTTACGAATGCCGCTATGCAATGGGGGACTGAGCAAGAAAAATTTGCCCGCGCCGAATACGAAATGCTTTGCAATTGGACTGTGGATGAAGTCGGGCTAGTCATACATCCGACGATTGAACAGGGCGCAGCTAGTCCCGACGGCTTGGTGTCTACCGATGGACTAGTGGAAATCAAATGCCCTAAGACGGCTACGCACCTGCAAACATTGATGGACAAGAAACAGCCTCGTCAGTACGAAAATCAGATGCTGTGGCAAATGGCCTGCACGGGTCGGCAATGGTGCGACTTCGTTAGTTACGATCCGCGTTTGCCTGACGATCTACAGTTGTTTGTGCACCGGTTCGACCGAGATGATAAACGCATCGAGGAAATCGAAGAAGCAGTAAAGCAGTTCCTAAATGAAGCAAATGAAATGATTGACAACATAAGGAAGAAATAATGGCTTACATACCGAAACCTGGCTCGTTCACTTTGTTCAAAAACGCTAAGAAGGAAACCGACAATCATCCCGACTACCGGGGAGACGGCCTTGATTTGATGGGCGAACCGATATGGATATCAGCGTGGATCAGAGAAGGCGCAAAGGGCAAGTTTATGTCTTGCAGTATGCAGCACAAAAACAAAGATCAGCCGAAGCCTAAGAAAGCTAATCCCGGCGACTTGTCTGATATGGATGACTCCATCCCTTTCTGATCTAAAAGGGGAAAGCTGCGGCAAGTACCCTACAAAGGCACACTATGGATGAAGAAGCCCAAACGGTCGCTTGCACTCAATTACTAGCAAACGTGGTTTCGCTTGCAGTGCTTGATGCTTGCTTGAAGCCAACAAAACGAAACGATTCAGCCAGGCACAAAGTGCCCGTTTCACAAGATAAAGCAATGGATGCAATGATGTTTTTGATGGAAGGAGCAAAAAATTACGTCGAAATGATTGGCATGGAAGGCGATAGATTCAAAAAGCAATTAATAAAAGCCATGTATGACGATTCACAAAACTACTTTACGCACCACATCACAACAGAGCAACGCCGTAACTTTCGATTCAATCTTTACTTTTGGCAGAACAACCCTGCACGCCGCAGATTCTTACCGGAGGATGATGATGAGATTAGCTGATGCCGTACATTGGATGATGCACTACGACGCTTTGCAGCCTGACCTGATTGATGTTCAGAACTGCAAACCTGATGATCCGCGCCGATACGATCAAAAGCGCAAGGCGTGCATTGAGTATTTGCGAGAGCGAAACCTATACATCCTCGACGGTAAGTTCACGCCTACCAAAGCAGCTAACACCGATATCACCGTGATTTTCAATCGAGTTCGTCAGCAACATGGCGACAAACTGATACAGGT